ATGAAGGAACTGGATGCAGTAAATCTGATGTTGATGACTATTGGTGAGTACAAAGTTAATGACTTAACTAATTTAGCTGGTCGTTCCGATGCTGCTGTTGCACGAGATATTCTAACCAACACATCAAGACAAGTACAATCTAAAGGGTGGACTTTCAATACAGACTTTGATGTCGTACTTAAACCAGATGGATCTACCCAAATGATTGAATTAGGTGGGGATGATTTACGAGTGGACACTACTGCTACAGTAAGAGATAGTACAAAAGATATTGTTGAACGAGCTAATAAGTTGTATGACAGACAAAATAATTCTTTCTTATTTACAGAAAACATAACAGTAAATCTTGTTAAATACTTTAACTTTGAAGATTTACCAGAGGCAGCACGGAGATTCATTGTAATCAGGTCGGCCCGTATTTTTCATGACAGGGTTGTGGGATCAGGTGAGTTACACAGGTTCTTTCAAGAGGACGAAGGACAAGCGTGGTCTGAACTATTAGAATATGAATCTAATGTAGGAGACTACAATATATTTGATACATATGATGTCTACAGAGTAGTAGAGAGAGACAGAGGAACCGCACTTTTATCATAAGGAACAATGCCACTAATATCAGGAACAATCCCAAGTTTAATTAATGGGGTTTCACAACAACCTGCGACACTAAGGTTACCAACACAAGGTGAAACACAGGTAAACGGACTATCTCACATTGCTAGAGGACTAGAGAAAAGACCTTGTACTGAACACATTACTGAGGTATCAGGTGTAACATCTAGTAATAGTGATGATGTGTTTATCCACACCATTAGGAGATCTGAGGATGAAGCTTATGCAATGGTTATTAAAGGTGGCTCAACTAATGGTACAAATGGTGCAACTTCTGATGTGGATGCCTCAGTTAATTTAATTGATCTCACAGGTTATGCAACTGGTGTAGCAGGTGAAGAAGTGTTTATCAGGAGTGCAGAAACATCTAGTGACATAACTGCATCAGAAGCCATGAGTGCATCCGGTTTTGATGATGTGCAATCATACCTGAGTAACTTTGGTTCAGATGAGGTATTCAAACCAAATAAACTCTCAGCCACAACAATTGCTGACTTTACATTCTTACTGAATAAAACTAAAGTAGTAGAGCAAGACACAACTGTTACCACAGAAGACAGGGACTATGAGTCTCTTGTTTACTTTAAAATTGGAGACTATGGTGCTGACTATAAGATAAATATTAAAGAGTTTAATGTATATACGGCTGCTTGGAATGCAGCTAATCCAACTGATACTGGGGCACTAGGTGAGATGAATAACTCATCTCTAAGACAAGAGTGGTCATTTCAGTTTAGGACTCCAGATAACAAAGTTAAGTCTCAAATTGGAAAAGGTGATTCTGGTAATAATGAATCACTAAATAATCAACAAACAGTTGCAGTATCAAATATTGCATTTAGTTTATTTTGGGGTGATGAGAAAACTAAGATTGTTAAGTGTGATCTAAATGTTGGTAGTGGTGCCAATGATCCTGCCACAATTAATGTTTCTGGTGCACAGACTGTTACTAATGCACCCGGAGCATCTTCAGCAACAACCGCTCTACTTGATGAAGCTGTTTATACAGGTGACATGGCTGTTCTAGGTAAAGGGACATACACAAGTTCTACTGCAAATGGAAGAGATGAAACCAGTACTAGTCCAACTACTGGAAATGTTCTAAGTACCGCTTACCAGATTGGCGAAGGACTACAAGGGTTCTCAAACACTCATAGTGGGACAGCAGGAGCAGGAGAAAAGCATCCTAACTTCTCAATTAGTAACGCTTCAGGTGCTGATCTAGGTGGTGACGAGAGTATTATCCACATTAAAAACAATCAGTACCCATTTACAGTAGAAGTAACAGATGGTAAAGGTGACTCGTACATGAGAGCACTTAATGGGCATGATGAGGTAGCACAGTTNGGCTACTTACCGGGGTCTAAGGTTCCATCTGGCTTCATTGCAAAAGTCTCTGGTGACAGGTCTAGTGGACAGGACGACTATTATGTTGCATGGAAGGATGGTGTATGGAAAGAAACTGCTAAACCTGTGTATCCCGGTGGAACTACTGACCATTCTCATGCTGAATTATTGGTAGAGGCACGGACAACAATAAAAAGTACCACTATGCCAATACAATTATTTAAGAATTTTGGCACAGTAAATGGAGTAGCTGACCAGATATACTTTGTTCTTTCAACAGTAGATTGGGGAGTACGAGAGAAGGGTGATAGTGGTACAAACCCATTTCCATCGTTTGCAAACTATGTGGGGTCAGCTATTTACACTATTAATGATATATTCTTCCACCGAAACAGGTTAGGCTTTGTGTCTGATGAGAACGTGATACTGTCTGAGGTTGGATCATACTTTAACTTCTTTCACACTACAGTACTGTCTGTTTTAGATACAGCAGTAATTGATGTGGCAGTTAGTAATAACCAAGTTGCTATACTTAAATCTGCTATCCCCTTTCAGGAAAGCCTCATATTGTTCTCAGATCTCCAGCAGTTCAAACTAACTTCTGACCAGTTCCTTACCCCTACCTCAGTAACTGTTGATGTCTCAACCAATTTTGAGACCTCTACGGACACAAAGCCAGTTGCGGCTGGTAAAACCATCTTCTTCCCATTTCAACGTGGGGCATACTCAGGTATCCGAGAGTACTTCATTGATGTAGCTTCTGAAACTAATGATGCAAATGAGATTTCTGCTCATGTACCAGAGTACATTGATGGAGTAGTTAAGAAACTAGCTGTGTCTTCTAATGAAGAAGTTCTTATTGTGTTATCCAGCACGAACAGGAAAGAGGTTGGAGTCTACAAGTACTATTATAATGACAAAGAGAAGTTACAGTCTGCATGGTCTAAGTGGACATTTGATGCAGATGTAATAGATGTTGCCTTCGTTGGTTCTGTTGCATTCATCTTGTTTAGACGAGGTGATGGAGCTAGTGATAAAGTGTATCTAGAGAAACTTAACTTGTCTGTAGATAGTGCAACCGCAGTTGAAGATGACAAGATAGGTATAAGGTTAGACAGGAGAGTTAAGCTGACTAATGAGAGTTTACTAACAGACTCAACTCCTGTACCTTCTGCTGCTTGGCAACTTAGTCAGTCGCTAACAGCAGTAGCAACAACAGCAAATGTTAGTGGATCAGGTACAGGTAGAACATTCTCAATAACAACTGATTCTAGTGGTACCCCCACAGTATTCACAACTGCACTAGGTACAGGTTATGTAGCAGGTAATGTAATTAGATTAACTGATCCACATGTTAGTGGGTCTAATACTGCTGATGTGACTATATCTACCTTAACACCTTACTTAGATGTTGATTGGGACAAAGTAACAGATACCTCAGTCAGAGTTAAAACAACTGTTGCTGATGCCACAGTATTCGGCCCTAAGATTCCTATTGATGGACTAGATACTGGTGGGAACTTTTCTCCAAGAATTGGTCAAACATTTACTGTTACTGGAGCCGCAGGTCAAACCTATGAAGTAATTGATACTGAAGAACCGGATGCAACTAATGCTGCTCAAATAGTAATTACTCCTTCTGTCTCTAAAGATAACCCTTGGGCTGATAATACAGTTCTAGTATTTAATGAGAGAAAGTTTAATTATGTTGTAGAAACTGGAGAAAAACTTTCTGAGGTTAAGGCCGCAAAGGGATTATCTGGAACACTAGCAGAAATTGCCTCTTCATACTTAGTAAAAGGAACAGAACTCTCTATACAAAGGGGAAACACACAACCAGTTATTTATGCAGGTATCCCATATAAGTTTGAATACCAGTTCTCTGAACAGTTCCTTAAGAATAATGATAACTCAATTAACTCTGGTAGACTACAAATGAGAAACTTTGAAATCTACTATGATAAAACTGGTTACTTTAGGGTGAAGGTCTCACCAAAACCTCACGATTCCTTATATAGAGATGTTACAACAAGTGAGTTCACAGGTGTTATCGTTGGTTCATCCCTGCTAGGTAACAAATCACTTGACACAGGTGTGTTTCGTGTACCTGTGTATGTCAACAGTAAAGATGTTAAAATAACTGTGACTAGTGACTCTTGGTATCCTGTTGCACTACAGTCAGCAGATTGGGAAGCAATGCAAGTACTTAGAAGTCAAAGGATTTAATGAAGTACACAGTACGTAAAACAAAAGAA